TCCGCATCAAGGAGTGGTTCCCGTTCGCCTCCGACAGCCTGGCCTTCGACCAGTACGGCAACCTCGCCATGCGCGTCGGCAGCGCGTACATCAACGAGCCCTCGGTCACCGACCTCGGCTTCGACTCTCTGGTCCACCTCTTCGACGAGAACGAGCGCCGGGCCATCGTCCTGCACCGGGTCTTCACCACGGCCCCGAGCTTCATCGACCCCAACACGAGCGAGGCCGTCTACCGCGGCGTCGGGGCGCGTGACGTCTGCTGGTACATCTGGCTGCTCAAGCAGGAGGTCCTGCAGAACGCCGCCGCCTACATCGAGCGCTACGCCCTCGGCATCCGGGTCGGGTACTACCCCGCCGGCAACGACGCCGCCAAGAGCGAGATGCTCACGATCCTCCAGAACCTCGTGAACGACAACTCGGTCGTGCTGCCGAGGATCGGGCCGAACGAGTCGATGTACGACATCGACATCAAGGACGCCAACGCCGGCCGAGCCCAGATCTTCATGGAGCTCGTGAACTGGCTTTCGTCCAAGCTCAAGGAGGCCATCCTCGGGCAGAGCCTCTCAAGCGAGGCCGGCGGCACGGGCATGGGGTCAGGCGTCGCCGACCTGCACGCCGACACCCTCTCCCGCGTCATCCGCTACCACGCAGACGCGCTTGCCGAGAGCGTGAACTCGGACCTCGTCCGGGTCATCGCCACCATGCTCGGCGCGAGCGAGGAGGAAGCCCGCGGCATCCGCTTCGAGTTCGCCCCCGAGCGCCCCAACGCCAAGGAGCGCATGGAGGCCATCCAGGCCTTCGTGCAGCTCGGCGGCCGCGTGAGCGAGCGCGAGGTCCGCGACCTGCTCGGCCTGTCCGAGCCCGAGGACGGCGAGGCCATCCTTGGCGGCGGCCAAGGCGCAGGCGCGTCGGACAACCCCCTCGCGGCGCTCCTCGGCAAGGGCAACGAGCCGGATGAGGGCGAGGAGCCCGCGCCCGAGGCCCCGAAGGTCGCTGCCGTCCGCAAGCGCAAGCGATGACCCGCGACGCCTTCGACAAGCACCTCCGGCGTGCCCTCAAGGAGGCGCAGGCCACCTACCGCCGCGCCCTCGCCGCCCAGGTGCGCGGGGAGCCCGACGCCGAGGCATGGGAGGCCTTCGCCGAGGTCACGGCCGCCCTGCTCATGGCGTCCTGGCTCGCAGGCGCTCGAGGCACCATTGACCGCGCCAAGGTCCCCGACGAGGCCGTGGAGGGGATGCTCGAGGACGGGGACGTCGTGGAGTTCGCCGCCCTGCCGGTCCTGACCGAGTTCGGGTCCAAGTGGATGAAGCCCATCGCCGGGTGGTTCCGCCGTCGCGTCCCGATCTCCCGCAAGGACTGGGAGCTCCTCGTCAAGGCGGCACGGGCAAGCGCCGGCGAGGTCGGCGACCACGAGCGGCAGAACGCCCTCGTAGACCTCCGCAAGCGCAGCCCCATCCTCGACGGCCTCCTGCGCGGGGTCTTGAGCCGGCCGCAGGAGGGGGGGATCACCACCGTCAAACGGATCACGAACGACACGTTCTTCGTGACGGCCATGACCCCCGAGCAGACCCGCCAGACGCAAGAGCTGGTGGCGCGGGTGATTGAGGAGCGCCCCGGCAAGAGCACGGTGGGCAAGCTCATCCGGTCCATGAACCTCGGGGACTTCGTGACGACCACGCAGGCCCTGACGGGCACGGAGCTCTCCACGGCGCGCCTTGAGACCGTCCTGCGGACCAACACGAACCGAGCGACCACCGAGGGCGCGGCCGAGGTCCTGCGCGACGAGCGCGTCCAGGCGTTCGTGCCGCTGGTGCAGTACAGCGCGACCAAGGACCCCCGCACGCGGCCAGCGCACCGAGCGATGGACGGCTACGTGGGCACCATCGAGGACTTCGACCGCATGGGCCTGACGCCGCCCTGCGGGTTCAATTGCCGATGTGCGTTGATCCCCGTGCCGGCGGCGATGGCGTTGGACAAGGGATGGACGCGCCCGAACGGGACGTTGGACTACGCGGCGATCAAGCGGCACAACGGTGCGCGTCAGGCGGTCGTGGACCGCGGCGAGATCCCCGATCCGGGCTTCGTGAATGCGTGAACTACAAGGAGGAACGCTACGATGAGGGACATGAGCAACACTCGTAAGCAGATCGCTGCCCGGCTGGGCATGGCGGCGCACCTTGGCGCGAAGGCGAAGATGGCACTTCCGGCCAAGTGGCTTTCAGAGGACCGATACATCGATGAACGGGCCAAGCGGCAAGACGAGCCAGATGCTCCTCGGTTCAAGCAGGGCAAGTACATCGCGTTCATTCACTACCGCGATAGGGCATTGCAGGTCGACAATAAGCTTCGCCAAACGCCGCCTGGAGCGATGCGCGATGAACTAGAATCCTACCTGCGGGAGGTTGAGCGGAAGAAGAAGTTGCTAGCCTCCCGCCCCGGCGCGAAGGCGAAGATGGCGGCGGCACCTGGCGTCGCGGAACTCGAGCGACTGTACGCCAAGTTCCAAGAGTCGACGCGCCTGTTCACGCCGAACAAGTACCGCGACGCTGGTGAGCAGAAGCGAATGACCTCGGGCCAGAAGAAGGACTTCGCGTTCTTTGAGAATCTCCTCAAGGCAGCGCGTTCTGGCGATGGCAAGAGGGCGAAGGCGCTGCTCGCAAAGACGGACTCGCTGCTCACGACCCACTTCGTTCCGAAGGAATTGAGAGTTTGGGCAGCACAGTTCGCCGCGCATGGCGCGAAGGCGAAAATGGCGCGGTGGACGCTAGACGCATCCGAAGGATGGGGCGACCTGTCCAAGCAATGGACGGCAACCATCAACGGAACGCAATGGGCTATCGTTGTTGAGGGCGCGACTGGCAATGGTTCGCTCATGCGAGTTCAACCGGGGCGCGCTCCGCAAACCATCAAGCGTGGTTCTTTCGAACAATTGAAGCGATACGCGGAAACGCTCAAGTCCTCCCGCCCCGGCGCGAAGGCCACGGCCGCCAAGACCACGATGGCAGCGCACCCCGAGAACATCGCGTGGATGCGCTCCCTGCCGGCGTCCGTTGTCAATCAGGTGCGAAGCATCCTGCAGAAGCCCCACAGCAGCGCTCGAGCCAAGGCGTTGCGTGATGCGCTCAAGGCTGGCGGCGTTGGGTTCAACCAGTTCGTGCCAGATGCGAGCGCGGGCGCGGAGGTGCTTGGGCACCAGTTCCGCGAGGCATTCGCCAAGCCCTCCGACCTCGAGCGCGAGGACGTCAAGGCCGGCCTGAAGCTCATGGAGAGGGCCGACAAGGCCGTCAGCGACAAGATCCGCACCCTCATCGCTGAGGGAAAGCCGCAGGACCAGGCGGTCGCAATCGCGCTTGACATGAAGCGCAGAGGAGAGATCTGACATGGACATCACCACCGCACAGAACAACTTCCGCAAGGTCACGGCCGATTCCGTGCCGGCGACCTACGCCAACTCCGCCGCGGTGTTCCTCCAGACCCCGCCGACGTCCACCCTGCTCTTCGACTACACGAGCGCGAGCGTCAGCGGGCAGAACCCGTCCCTCCTCTACGTCATGCCGTTCATGGTCTCCGCCACCACGGCCCAGACGAGCATCGGGATGCGGCTCCTCAACTGGCGCAAGTACGCGGACGCGAGCGGCACCCTGACCGGGGTGACCATTGCCGACACGGCCGGCAACTTCACCTGCAACGCCAACCCCACCCTCGCGGTCGGGCAGGCCCTCACCATCGCCGGCACCTTCGGCGGCTCGGGCACGATTACCGTGCCGGCGTACGTCAACCCCACCACGTACTACATCATCGCCACGAACGGGTCGACCACGTTCCAGCTCTCGGCGACGCCGGGCGGCGCGGCCATCACGACCACCGCCGGCACGCCGACGGGCGTCACATACACCCGGTCGAACGTGGCGTCGTTCTGGTACGTCCCGACCGTGCTGGCGGATCTCACCCTGACCTTCACGAGCGGCACCGTCCCGAATTACACCATCGACGGCACGGCGAACCACCGGACCTTCAGCGGCATCACGCAGGTCGCGGGCACCCCGAGCGGCAACCTGTACTCGCCGGCGCTGCCGGCGGGCAGCAACGTGGAGCCTGCGGCGGCCCTGATCGACCTAGCGGGCGCGCAGTACGTCACCGCCCAGTTCAAGTCGAGCGGCACCCCGACCATGGGCACGTTCTGGTCCACCCTCTGATGAATCGCGCCAACCGTCCCAGGCTATCGCGGATCAGCGGCTCGAGCTACGCGAGCAAGCTGCTGTCTCGCGCCGGCGACGGCTCCACGCTCACGCTGGACTTCACCACGGGCATCCTTGATTCGCGGTTGACGTTTGAGCGGTTGAGTAACGCCACGTTCATCAACAGCAGCGGACTAGTTCAGTATGCAGACGCGAATATGGTGGTGAACAGCGTCATGTCGGGTCCAGCAACGCCTACCGGATGGAGCCTTGTGTCGGGCGGGGCGGGAGCAACGATCCCATCTACTGGTGTCCGGCGGCTTGAAACAACGACAGCAGCACAGAACTGGATACAAAACATATCCAACTACTCTACCGCACAAGGTCTTCTTTACAGCACTACCGCAGTTATTACCGCGGTTTCCGGGCAGCACTATCAGAACACGATGTCCCCAACTGGCGGCGCAAGTGTCGTGCAGTTCTACAGAAATGGTGTCGCCGTTGCAGGAGGAACGGGCGGGGCATTTCAAACGGCACAAACTGGTGTTATTACGTGCGTATGGCAGGCGAGTAGTTCGTCTGGAAATGGATTCCGTATTGGAGTCGGATCTACTGGATCAAACGTTGCTAATGGCGTATGTGAGTTTTCGGAACTCCGAACTGTCCCCGGCTCGTACCCGATTGCTCCGTACTTTGCCAATACAAATACGGCGAACCCGTATCACGGTCCACGCTTCGACTACGACCCGACCACGCTCGCGCCGAGGGGACTGCTCCTTGAGGGACAGGCCGTCAACCTTGCCACATACAGCGAGGACTATTCGCAAGCCGCGTGGTCGAAAGTCAGTATTGACCGAACGACTGGGCAATCGTCTCCGGACAATGCGACGGGCGCAACGCTGATTTCGGAGAACACGACTTCGTTTGTCAAGCACAGCCTTGAACGCAGCATCACCATTACTCCGGGTGTTCACACCTTGAGCGTGTGGGCCAAGGAACCGTCCAGCAATTCACGCCGATACTTGTGTGTTCAGGTGGCTGATGGGCAGGCGACCGCCGCCAGATACACCATTGTTGCCGACTTGCAGACGGGAACGATTACGGCATCCGGCGCAAACAACGGAACAGCAGGCGCACCAACGAACACGGGACATAGCATCACGGCCTATCCGAATGGGTGGTATCGGCTAACCATCACGATGAACTGCGTTGCTTCTCCGTTGTATCCGGCGGTGATTTTGAGCAACATTGCTACTCTGTACGGCGGTAGTAATCAGCCGTTCTATTCGGCAACCACCCCGTATAAGGGCATGGTTGTATGGGGCGCACAGGTAGAAGTCGGGTCCGCTGCTAGTTCGTATATTGTCACGGGCGCAAGCACGGCGACGAGGGTGGCTGATTTCTGCGTGATGACCGGGACGAACTTCTCGTCGTGGTATCAGGGCGGAACGCAAGGCACGTTCTACGCGGACTGGTTCGGCGGAGTGCGCGAAGGCGCAAGCGGAAGCACCAACCGCACCGTGCTGTCCACGGATGACGTTGCGAACAAGCACCTGCACCTGATGCAAACCGCCGCCGCAGGCAACCTGCGCGTGGCCGACTTCGGAGGCGCGAACAACGTTACCACGGCTAACACACTCACAAGCGGCGCGAGGACGAAGGGCGCATTCGGGTACAACGGAAGCAGCGCGAGCGTCTGCCTGAACGGAGGCACCGTTGCGACGGGCTCGTCGCTGTCGTTCTCGGTGGCCCCGACTTGGCTCGTCATTGGCGCGACCAGCACCAACGGCACGAGCCTGACCGACGCAAACGTGGTGCTCAACAACTCCATTCGGCAGATCAAGTACTGGCCGACACGTCTCGCCGACGGCACCCTGCAGGGCCTCACCACATGACCGACTTCATGCTCCGCACCGACACCGAGGCGCAGATGGACGACGCGCTCGAGGCCGCCGGCATTCTGATCGAACAGGATGTCGGAGCAGGTGAACTGGC